TTCCTCCGGCGTGATCTCCACTTTCGGCAAGCCGAGCATCTTCTCCCAGTCCGCGCGGAGCCTGTCCATGTATTCGTCATTCTGCATATCAGTTCTCCTTCTGCCACTGCGGGTCGTCGGCGTCGAGCTCCATGACGGTCATGATGGCGTAGTTCGCCAGATCCAGGAGCGTGTCGCGGATGGATTCGTCGGCGATGTGGCGCTTGTCGGCGTTCCGGCTCGTGAGGTTGTGCAGGCGGTTGTACTTGTCGCCGATGCGGATGGCGGCGACGATGAGGCCGTAATCGCGGTAGCTCATACTGAAGCTGTCGCCGTAGTCGCGGTTTTTCTGGTCGAAGATGCGGTTCAGCTCATAGCACACGCGCTTGTGCGCTTCGGTGCGGTCAGTCATCGACGTCCACCTCCTTCGGCAGGCGCGGCATGTAGCGCCAGTTGGTTACGTCCGCCAGCGTGTCGCCCAACGGTGAGACCCAGCCTGTGTAACCCTCCTCGCCGTCGTCCTCAAACTGCGCGATGGTAATGAACGGTTTCAGCCCGTCCTTTTGGATGCACACGAGCAGCGGCGCCGACATCTCGAACGGTGTTTCCACGCCGTCGCACTCGACATACATCGGCGGTCTCTCGTCTGCCGGGTGCCACTTTGCCAACCTCGCCATCCTGTCGTGCTCTGTCGTATCGAACTCCACGATGGGCGCGGTCTCCATCTGCTGGAGCACCCACGTCTTGCTGATGTACTCTTGCATCATTTCCCGTCCCTCCGAAACATCAAGTCGAGGACGTGCCGGTATGCGATGAGCTGGCCGGACAGATAGCTCGTAAACTCGGCGTTGTCGTTGATGGTGTCGTTGAGGTCGGAGATTTCCGCGTCCTTGTCCCGGAGCGCCTCCTCCAGTTTGTCGCAGGCGGCGTCCTTCTCGTGGATGATCTCCTCGGCCTCGGCGATCTGAGCCTTGTGTTTCTCGTTTTCTTTGTAGGCGTATTCCCAAAGTGCTTTGTAATCGTGTTCCATTTTTCTCCTTTCAACGTGTAGCCGTGTAGCCGATGTAGCCCCTGTTTTCCTTATGTATATATATATTACCTTTATACTTTATAGGGTTTTTAACGGCTACAACGGCTACAAAGTACATCAAACCGTTGATATTGCTGATTTTTTTGTGTAGCCGAAGGTGTAGCCGGAGTGTAGCCGGTGTAGCCGCTAGAGGGGCAATTCGGCGTCGTCGTCGAGGTCTTCCCACTCCACATAGCCCGGAATCGGCTCATAGCACCGCACCGCGCCGTATGGGGAGACGCGCGCCTTGCCGTTGTTCGCGTGGTACTTCTGCCAGCCTGGCATGGTCGCCATGATCTGATGGATGGCCTTGCTCTCCTGCGGGGACATCTTCGCCGGTTCGCCGCCCATCGCCTCTTTGTAGATCTGCGGCACACAGACGCGGGAAAGGTGGCATCCGGCCAGCCAGTCCTGGATGATGCCGGTGCGCGGGTCTTCCTCGATGTAGTTGTTTCGCACCTTCTCGGCCTCGACGTTGATCTCCGGCGGGAGTACCAGGTCGGGAAGCCTGCCGTTCTTCATGGCCTTCTTTACGATGGCCACGGCCTCGCCCCACGCCTGCGCCGCGTCGCGGCTGAACTCATCCTGCATCCGGGGCAGTTTGGCGTTGTTTTGGGTCGTGCGCGCCCGGATGGGCAGAAATCGCCGGTTGCCGGTCTTGTCGCTCATGAACTGGGTGTCGTTCGCCGTGCCGAAGAACACGCACATGCGCGGGCGGTTCTCTGTGATGCGCTGATACGGTGCGCGGTAGATGTCGCAGGTGGAGGTCAGGAAGGATTTGAACGATTCGACCTCTTTCGCCCGCTTGAGCGCCAGCAGTTCTGCGATCTCGACGCCCCACATTCCGCGCAGCTTCTCGGCGGCCTTGTCGCCCTCGATAGTGTTGAAGTTGTCGGTGAACCATGTGTTGTTCTGGAACAGCAGCCGCACAAAGGACGACTTGCCGCCGCCTTGGTCGCCGACGATAATCATGGCATGGTCGAACTTGCATCCTGGCTCGTAGATCCGGCAGACCGCGCCGAGCATCATCAGCTTCATGGCCTCCGCCTGGTATGCGGTGTTGTCCACGTCGAGGTATTTCGGGAGCAGCTTGGCGATGTGGCCGGGCTTCCTGTCCCACTGCTGGTAAACGCCTTCGAGGTATTCCCGCACGGGGTTGTACCGATGGTGGGAAATGACGTTGTTGAAGGCCGCAATAAACTGTTCCTTGTTGCGGAGCCCGTATTTCTTCTCTATGTACTCGCGCAGCTCCGTGTCGTCAAAGTTCGTCCACTCCCGCTCGCGGGTGGATTTATTCCACGGCAGTTTTCCACATACAAAGGCGGAGTATGCCAGCTCGTTATACCGGATTTTCCCGTAGAGCTCTTTGTCGTACTCTATGGCCTCGGACATATTGGCGATGGTCTGATACGGCTTGTCGTTGTCGTTGCAGTGGATGAGCGGTTCGTGCCAGCCGTCAACGATCTCTCCGTCCTCGTCGATGAGGATGGGGCGGCCTTTCTTGTATTTGCCGGTTACGTACCGCACCTTCTCGACGACGTAATCCTCCTCCAGCGGCGGTTGGAACGTGCCGTTGTACGCCTTCGCGGATGCCATGATGGCGACATCCGGGTAGCCCTGCTCCTGCATCTTGCAGATGTAGCGGAACAGCGTATCGTCCCGCATACCCTCCACGACGCTCTCCGGCACCATGAAGGTCTCCCCGCGTGCGGTGGATGTGACAGACGCGATCTCGCAGGCTTTGAGCAGCCGTCGGACGTTCTCGTCCGCTGTCGCGAGGTCGTAATCGTCCGGGTCGTCCTCCCAGTAGTAGCGATTCCCGTTGGAGTGGATGGACGGCGGTGCCACGACGTAACCGCCCTCGCCGCGAATGTCGATGCAGTCGAGGAACTTGACGTGGTTTCGCACGTCGTCGCCCGGCGCGAAGTAGTAGAGATGCGCGCCTCCGCGCCCGGTGATCGCCCGCCATGTGTCCGGGAGCTTCCCGTTTTTGCTCTCCCACTCCATCAGCTCGTGAACGCCGTCGATGCCCTTGTTCGGGTCAACGTCCAGATCTACGACGATGAGACCGGCATTGATCTCGCCGGTGGCAATACCGACGTTAGCGTCCGGGTATTTCTTCCACCAAAGGTCTATCTGTCGCGGGTCGCGGCTGGCGTCCTTGCTGCCGTGGTTCGTGTACGGGCTTTTTGTCTTTGGGTTCACGGGGATGACGGCGATTCCGGCCTCGGCGTATTCTTTCGCGGCCTTCCATATCTCGTTCACGCATCATTCCCCCCTTTCCAGCAGTGTTTCGATGATTCCGGCGGCCTCCTCCGGCTCGCAGAACAGGAAGGTGCAGCCATACCGTGCGGACATGGTTTTCATGGCGCGTTCCAGGCGCTCCCCGGTGATGGCCTTGTCGGAATAGATCAGACGCGGATTGACCCACAGATGCACGTCGTCCACCGTGCGGATGCCGTAGCGGTTTTCTATGAGAAAGTACAGATGGCACCCCGCGTCCCGCGCCTTCACGCACTCGCGCTTGAAGCGCTGGTGGTCGCTGCCGATGTTCGCCGCGATTTCGTCCATGTCGCGCTTCGTGTCCACTGCCACCGCCGGGGACAGTGCGTAGTCCCCGAACGGCAGCTTGCAGCGGATGACGGAGATCCCGCGCTCGGCAAATCCGTCCGCCTTGATGGTGTGTTCCCCCGGCTTCTGCCGGGTGTCCTCAATGATGGTCATGAGGATCACGAGAAGGGCAGATCGTCGTCAACAGGGGTCGATACCTCCGTGAAGGTCTCCTCCGGCGGGAGGCACTTCTTCTCCGGCACTTTGAACTTGCCGTTGCGGATGTCCTCGACGGTCTTCTCGGAGACACAGCGCAGGCGGGTGCGGATGGTGCCGTCGTTTCCGAGGTATTCTTCCTCGCCCAGCACGAGGCCGATCAGCTTGCCGGTCAGCGTCTTTTCGTCGGCGTTGGTGTTGCCGTCGAACAGATAGCCGGGGTTGGATTTGGTCACGCACGAGCAGAACCGCTTGAACATGGGAAGCGCCTTCGGCTTGTAGCTCTTGTAGAGCGTGCCGCCCCAGCTCCATTCGGGGTGAGCCTTCTGGCGGTCGCCGTAGTAGTTGGCGAACTGCCCCTCTGCGATGTCGTACTGCACGAGGATGTACTCCTTATCGGGGAGATCTTCGGCGAAGCCGATGCGGCAGATATAACCGCCCGCCGGGAGGCGCTCGCCGCCGCCGGATTCCTGGACGTTGGAAAGGTCGATTTTCTTCATGGTATTTTCTCCTTTTTGTATTAGATTTCGGGCATACCCCAGAATTCGCGGATCTTCTTATCGACCTCATAAAGGTCGTTGTCGATGTAGTCCTGCTCGAACATGCCGAGCGGCGTCTTTACGGTGTCCATCCCGCTGTTGTGGGTGGAGAAGTAATACTTCCCGTCCTTCACGACGGTCTTGAGCACGTTGGTGCACTTACCTTCCAGCGTCACTTTCTCGTCGAGCAGTTTGCCGATGGTCTTGAACTTCTCGTTGCCGTTCTGGTCGAGTTCGGAGTGGCCGAGCAGATACACCGTCTTGTCGTCGCCGAGCTGGATGCACGTCTCCATAAGGTCGAAGACGTTCTTTGCCAGATCGGTGAACTTCTGGTAGCCCTGTATCTTCGCGTTCCGCATGAACTCGTTGACCATCAGATAGGTGAAGTCGTCGATGACAATGATGGGCAAATCTGTCTTTTTGATGAAGGCTGTGATCTGCGCGTAGTTGTCCGTCTTCGCGGTGGGCATCGGATTGCGGAACGGAAGCGGCTTGCTGCTCACGTTGATGACCGCCACCTTATCATGTGGAAGGTTGCGGAGGCTCGTGCTTTTTCCAGTCCCCGATTGCCCGTAGATCAGTGTCAATATCGCCATATGTACCTCCTTTTTTCATAAACAACAAATCATATGGAATGTTTAAGGCGTTTGCAATTTCAGCCCCAATAACAGGGTTAATTCTTTTCGTATCGCGTTTTGTTATGCCGTATAAAGTGTGTAATGATACCCCGGAAATCTCGGATAATTGTTTTATTGTCATTCCCTTATTACGAAGTATCGCTTTCAATCTAAATCCAATAGCCATTTATAAGCCCTTTCAGATTCCAAGCTCCCCGGCGATCTCCCGGAGGCGTTTTTCATACTCGCGCGGCGGGAGCCCTTGCAAGAGTTCCTTCATGCGCTCATACTCTGCATATTTATCCATCGGGTCATAATCCCGGCTCCGGCGCATATATCGCTCCTCCAGCGGCATGGCGGGCGGTTCCGGGTAGTCGTAAACGCCCCACGCCATTCAGCTCACCTCCTGCATACTGCCCTCGCGCAGCTCCTCCGCGCGGTTCTGTATCTGGAGCGCGTAGGCGGTCGGCTCGCCCTGCCCGCTGTTGTACCAGCTGAGCGCCCAGTCGATGCCGTGACCCATGTTCATCAGCTCGGCGAAGAAGTCGATGCCGACGAGCACGTTCTGGTACGGGTTGAACAGGTTGTCCGCGCCGAGCCGGACGCACCGCTCATGGTGGCACTCCTCCATGATCTGCATGAGGCCGTAGCTTCTGCCGTTGTCGCCGACGCAGTTCGGGTCGCACCCGCTCTCGGCCTCGATCATGGCGAAGATGATGGCCGCGTCCACTTCGTACTCTTTGCAGAGGCGCTCGATGTGCTTCTGGAGCTCATCGTCCAGCGGGAGCGGGTATCTTGTCCAGGTGGCCGCCGGCACTGGAGTATAGCTCGGCGTCATGACGTGCTCCTCCCAGATCTCGTCCATCCGGTCGTCGGCATTGGAGGCCGCGATCAGACAGCAGTACAGGAGCGTGATGAAGATGGCCAGAAGGACGGCCATGAAAATCACTGCCGCCATCGCCTTACCTCGCCAGCCCATAAACTAGCCCCGCGGCGATGAACAGGAAGCCGACCTTGCTCTCGATCAGCAAAGCGCCGACGATTACTAAAAACAATGCGATCATGTTTCCCCCCGTTCGCCTCTTCCAAAAAACTCAGCGTCAAGACCATTCTTTTTAAGAATCGTAATCATGCCGTT